TAACTCTTGATCTTCACCTTGAACTATTGTAAAATCTAAATTAGTTGCCATAGTTCTTTATTAATCCTTTATTGTTTTGTTGCGCTGCTTGAACTGGGTTGACCAAAATCTAACTTATTGAACCTCCCTGCCATAAAGGACAGGGATTCTTCCTTCATAGAAATTCAATAGAATTTCTCCAGAAGCTATAACGGTAGTTCCTACCGAAATATTAGTTATGCTTTCATCCTCTACCTTTATGTAGAGGTTTTCGCATTAGCTTTAATAGAACAGATATTTATTTGTTATTATTTCTGTTTCATTTTTGCAATTTTTGCATTAATGATGTCTTGAGGGTCGATAGCAGCTTCTGCTGGAGCATCAACTGAAGTATCAAAACCTTGTTCTTGTGCAAACTGATCTTTAACATCCATTACTTGTTTAGCAGCAACTTCGATAGCAGCATTTGCAGAAGCAAAAATACCGAACAGCATAGAACCAAGTTCTTTGTTAGTCAGAGCTAAATCAGCCAGTTGTTCTTTATGTGCATCAGCAATGAAAGCATATTCTTTCAGAGCTTCTACATGAGCAGCTTTCTGGTTAGCCAACTTCTCAGCTTCTAAAGCAGCAGCTAACTGTTTGTAATTTTCCAATTCTGCAAGTTGTGCTTGCATTGCTTCAAGTTTCTGTTGCAGCTCCAATGCTTCTGCATTGATAGAAGCTTCAGCTTTAACTTCTAAATTTTCCAATGGGATTTCTCCAGTTGTTAATTGTTCCTGAGCATTAGCAACAGGAGTTTGTTGTAAAGTTTCTAAATTCATCTTTTTCTTTTTATTACCGCAACCAGCTTCTTCATCGTCATCATCTTCTTCATGATCGTGTTTACGACCAAAAGGAGCTTCAATTTCTGTTGCAGAACTAATTGATTTAAGATATTCTTCAAACTCAGCATAAGTCATGATCTTATCTGCAAGACCTAAACTAATTGCTTCGTTAGCACGAAATATTTTTGCTTGAGTGTCTATAATTGCTTTAGGCTCTAAACCACGCATCTCTGAAACTAAACCAACAAAGTTGGTATAAGTTTCATCAACAGATTTCTGCAAGTCATCAAGGAATTCTTGTTTAAATGAACCATCATCAGCATAAGGAATTTTAGAATCACCAGCATAAACCCACATAGGTTTAAGACCATCCATTTCTAATGCTTTTGATTTATCCATCAAAGAAACAACAACACCAATAGAACCAGTTTGAGAATCTGGGTTCATAATGATTTCATCTGCACTACAGCCTAAACCGTATGCAGCACTTGCCACTAAACCATCAACATAAGTAATTACTTTCTTACCAGCAGCTTTAAGAGAAGATCGAATTAAACGTGACGTTTCAAAGCATCCATATGCCTCACCACCGCCACTATCCAGATTCATTACTACAGTGTGAACACCTGAATCTTCTGCAATCTCTTTTACAGATTCTTGCAATTGAACATATGACATTCCACCGCAAAGCATACTGAACATTGTTGGTTTACAAGTCAGTGTTCCTTCAATATCGAGATAAGCAATACCATCTTTTACATAATAATTGCAGCACTTATCTTCATCTTCACCATAGCTCAGAGCTTCTTTATTGTCTTTAGCAATTTTGTTTGCTTCTAATGCTGCATTAAGAATTTCATCTTTCCATGTAGCAGAGCCATTGCGAACATCAAGATAATTGCAGATTTGTTGTAAACTATCTGTTGTAATTAGATGTGGTTTATTATAGACTAACTCATTAGAAAGTCGTTTAACCTCTTTTGCCAAACTATAACCCCTATGAGTATATATTAATTAGAAAAAATCTAAAAATAAGCCCCATTGCGGGGCTAAAGGAGATATGAATGATTTATTTTTAGAATTATGTAGGAGAGGAGATTATTAAATCTTTTGAACAAAGATTGTGAAGTCTTTATTAATTATTACATTAATTTTATCACAATTTTTTCACTAAGTCAACGGTTTAGCTTAATTAGCTTATTCTTAACTAAAATAATATGCTAAAATTATGCGTTTTCATTGTTAGATGTTGAATTGTCAGAGTCTGATACACCTGAAGATGTTCCGTTAACACCTCCGGCTGCCATTCCGTCACCACTTCTTGATGTAGCTTTTGGCATATATGTTTCCATGTATTCTTTCCACTTCTCAGGATCGTCTGCAATTTCTTTTGGCACACGATATTTATAACCAAGTTGTGCAAAATTCTCATTAACAATTTCTGGCACCAAAGGCATGAATCCAACAGCAGCAACACGTTGAACTACTTTAGAGGTTTCATCTTTAGAAGGGTCTTCTGTCCAATTAGATTGAACATATGGCATATCTTCTTGTGAGAGATAAATATTATTCATTGCTAATAGTTGAGGGATAAGATCTCTGTTCAACCCTTCTTCAATAATATTGCAATCACGTTCAATATAATGACCATGAAGATTTGATTTAGATTCGCCAAGATTATAAGAACCAACAGAGTCATTACCTAAGTTAATGAAACCAGCTCCCATTTTATCAAGGATAGCTTTCTTACGATCATTGATTAAATCTTTGGTTGTAAACGCCTTGTTGTTTCCATCTACTCCCAAAAAGCGCAATTCATAGGCTCTTGTTGTTGTAGAACCATCTAACAAATCACTTGGCAACCGAATAAATGCTAGTTCACCTGCATGTAGGTTAGCCATTTGTTTATCAAGGGCTGAAACTGCTCGTCCTTCTGGACTTGAAGGATCAATAGCTGCTTTATTTAGAATATCATTTGGGATATATAAAAGAGGCATCATTATATTCAATGCGGTTCGCTAAACCGCACCCGTTTCATTATAGAAACTGCTCATACTTTCATATGAGATTGGACTATATCTTCACATTCTAATCAAATGTGTTTGGCACTTCGCTTTGCTTAAAGCTACTCTCTTTCGAGATAGTCTCTGAAGATTCAAGTATTTATAATAGAAGCAACAATACTTGCTTTCCTGCTGATTACCTATTGTTGCATCTTGACTATTTTCAAACATTCACGCTTAATGTTACCACTTACGTTGTAGTTAGTCAAGCTTTAAGGCTTCCCAGCAATTCACCAAATTTTAATGTCGAGCAGACACTTTACCCGACAAATCTTTAGAGGCACCAGTTACTTCTAAGTCCTCTAAGATCACTTTTTCTCGCCATGCTTTATAAACAGCATTAAATGGGCTTGCACCAGCAGGAACTGAATCAGTGACGTTATAACCCATCCAAATCAATTTATTTCTTGGGATAAAAAGTGGTTCTGAGCGAGTATTAATTCCTGTTTGATCTAAACCAACAGAATCTTTAAAGAAACGAGGATCTTGGTAAACACCTGTAAATTTACGTCCTTCGTCTTCAAATTTGAAAGGTTTTGATTGATATAAACTAAGAGGATGACGATAACCTAATTTAGAAATTTTATATTTACCAGCATAATCACCTTCAGTAATGAGGGTATATACTTTCTCAAGCATACTGAAACCATGTTCAGCAAACGTAGCAGCGTTTCTTGCAACAGACCTTAGTGTTTGTCCATCCATATTGTTGAAACACCACTCAATGAACGCTGCGGCTTGTTTAGATGCTTCTGATTCTTTATTGAATCTAACTTCTGCTTTAGAGAATCGTTTCTCAATAAGAATATATTTCAAATCAAGTGCTGAACTAACTGCACTGTCAAACTTCATTTTCTCATAAGTTCGCAAGCATGTAGGCCATTTCAACTCAACAGGCATCAATGTGTTTGTGATATCACGGATAACCGTCATACCTTCTGTGCCTAATTCACCTAATCTCAATCGACTGGTTGCTTGTCTGTTTGCAACTGCAACACCATCTGGTGAACTTTGCAAATCAACGACAGCTTGTTGAGAAGGAATAAATGTTTCTGTATTATGTTGTTGTCTCTTTGCTACATCAAGAGGATGAGTTGAATCTTTTCTTGGTCGTCCAACTTTTCTCTTTTGTTCTTGTTCCAAGTTCTACTCCAAAACAAAGATCCTCAAAAGAGGATCAACGTTATTTAAAATGTTTTAATATATTGGGCTTAGTCCAGATAATACTGTTGGTGCATTGATAGGAAGGATTGCAGGAGCTGAATAATTTTTAGCAGAAATACAAACAGCATAAGCCATAGAAATAACGTCAACTATATCGTCATGGTATCCTGCATTCTTATCTCCATCAAAATTTGATAAAAGTTCAAAAACTCAAACAATTTATTATGAATTAAAAGAGGATTTAACAAAATACA